CGTGTTGATTATCGTACCGTAGCAGTCCCAGAGAGAGATCGCATCGCCTTGGAATCCGCTGAAGTGGACGTTGACGAACTGGAACCCCATCGCCCCGTTGAGCATGATACCGTCGCCCAGATTTGTGGGCGTCGTTGTATCTGCTACAAACTTTATATTGGCTATACCGCCATTCTTGGACGTGCCAATGGGCAGGGCGGCGTTGTAGATCGTATAAGCGTAGGACGATACTGTCTTGGTCGTATAGTTCGCGGAGAAGTTAGTGCGATAGTCTACTGCCCCATGTGTTCCTGTGCTTGCTAGCCAATCAAGGTTAGAACCTGGAATGATCGTAACGGTGACCGATGGACTCGCCCCAATGAGCCACACCCCGTTGTTACCAAGGATAAGACCTTGAGCGAGGGCGTCGGGAGTTCTCGATATGTTGACCGAGCCAGAGACCGGCGGGGGCAGAAAAGCCACACCGCCCCCTGCGGACGCAGCGGCGTTAAGGGCAGCTTGAACAGCAAGTGTGTCATCGCCACCTGTACCGTAAGACGTGCTGTAGTTCGACGCCGGGAAGATACCAAGAGAAGAGTTCGCCTGAATCGTTCGCGTAGAGTTGAACGGATAAGCGGTGGAGGTGAAGCTCATTATGGATACTCTGTGAAGCCTTCACCCTGTCGATTGTTCCCGATCTGACGACCACGGCGGTAGGTGTTGAGCTTGGGCATACGCGGCTGGTCGCCGTCGTACTGCTTGCGGTTCGCGCGGAGCTTCCGCATCTCGGACTCGTACTTGCCAGCGGCGTAGGTACGCTGCTCCGCTGCACGGTCGCCGTCGTCCGAGAACTTCGCAAGCTCGCAAATCTTCCAAGCCAGGGCTTGGCGGAAGTTGTTCGGGAACAGAGTAGCGTCCGTCAGGTTAGCTGCATCCGGGGGTACGGTCAAACAGTAGATTACTAGGGTGTAGACGCCAGCAGGAGCTGGGATGATTCCAAGCGAACCGCCCTTGAAGTACCACCGAGGACGCTGGCCCGCAGCCCACATCTGGGCATCGGGAGCAGGCGAGCCCCACGAATTGGCGTAGGGATAGACGGCGGGAGGAGTGATGTTCCATGCAGGAGTGTACGTGCCCGATGTTCCAGGAGGCCCACCACTACCAGGAGTCTGTGTGCCGGGTTGCGTTATGCCTGAGTTCAGACCTTGATCGTAGTCTTGAGTTTGGTGTCCCTCAACGGCAGCCAGAGTTGTGGGAACAATTATTTGGCCCGCTAGATACACCGTATAGATTTTGACCAGCTCGGGGGTGGCGTACTCCTGCTGGTTCGTGATCGTTGAGGTCTGCAGATACGACGGAGGGAACTCGACGTCGCGAATGATGTTCTGCTGCGCTTCGTTGTAGAAGCCGATCATGGCCGTGTCAGACCAGCGGCCCCCAGAAGAGGGGTCGTCGAGGAGCGTACGGGCGAGGGCGGTGACGTTACCTACGAGCATTACTTAACGAAGTGCACCACGAGGGCCGTGACGACAGGGACGAAGAGTGCGAGCGTCGGAACGAACCACTTCGGGAGCTGACCTTGGAGGCGCGTCGTTTCGTTCCTGTCGATCTTTTCGGAGAGTTCTTTGTGGCCTTCGCGAACTTCGGTCGCAAGGTCTTTGAGCCCGATGTTTACCTCATCCAACTGTTTCTGCATCCTCACTCGGTACTCTGTCTCCACGTCCCATCTTAGCTCAAGCTCACGACGAGGTACAACCTCGCCGAGAAGTTTGCGTATATCCCGTAGCTCCTCGTCGGTTCGTTTGTTGAACCAATCGTCGGGTGCTTCGGGCATTACGGGACCGCGAAGGCGAGGACCGTGATTGCTGCGGTGGGGGTTGCGGTCGCAGTGCAGACGACGCGCAAGGCCACGAACGGGCCTGAAATAAACGCCAGGGTGTTGGTGCCGGTGACGAGTGGCAGGGCGTCACCGCCCGCCGCGCCGCCTGCGGCCTGACTCGGAGGAACGGCCCACGACGTCGCGGGCACGAGCGTCGAGCCCTTCGCTACAGGCTGGCCGCCCGGTCGTGCTGCAGGGTCGAGGGTAACGTAAACACTCACCGTGTACCCGGCAGCCGTAGCGCCAGGACCGATGAGCTGGATGGCGGTCTTCGTGAAGCCGATGGCTTCCCAGAAGACGGTGCCCGAATCATTGCTGCCTACCGTACCGTAGCCCGCTAGGGGGGTCGCGTAGGCTGCCGTTGTAGGGTTAACGGTGAGGATTGCCTCCCCACCGTTTTGCCCTACGCGATTCAGGCCAGCGCCTGAAGCCATTGGTTAGGCCTTAGCGATCGTTACGGAGAACGCGGGGGTAGACAGCTTGATGCTGCCCACGGTACCCAAGCTAATCGAGAACGATTCGGAAGGGACGGCAACCGCAAACGAGGCGGGAAGGAGGGCAAAAAGGAACTCAAGAACGCTCATTGGCCTAGTATACCTTAGAAGTCCACGCCGGGCAACGGCGCCACAGCCTCTGCTCCAGGGGGAGCCACGCGCAAGCGCATGGGCACGATGGCCAGACCTATGGTGAAGTTCGTGATCGTGTTCGAAGCCGGGGTCGTGGCGCGAAGCGTCAGAGGAATACCGGCCGGATAGACCGCGTCGTAGTTAGTCGGGATCAAGATGCCGTAGCCGCCGGTCGTGGTGGCGTTCGGGAAGTTGGTCGTCGAGATCGTGACGTCAGCCGAGAACACGGCGTTGCCCACAACAGCGACGTTCGTCGGATAGCCGACGCCGCCCAGGACAGCGCCCTGTGCAGAGAAGGTTCCGCCCACGCCGACCGTGGTCGTGCTGGTGGGATCGAAGCTGTTGTCGTTAGCGGCAACCGAGCCTTGCGTGTACGCGCCCGTACCGACAACAAGGTTGAAGGAGATGGTCGTACCGACAGCCGTGATGGCCGAGAAGTAGACCGCAACCTTGCGTATCTTGTACTGTACCGGCGAGATGTACGCAGACTGAATAGCCGTGTTGGCCTGCGAAGCCGCGACGGTCAGAGGTCCAAACTGGACCCCCGCCCCGAGCGCGTTCATCGTGTCGGAGCGGGGGGTGTTGTTGAGTCCGTTGAGGGTTACAGGCACAGCCTAAGCTCCCTGCGAAGCGACAACTCCGCGCCATCCGATGAACCCGTAGGCCGACCGGAAGGAGGTCTTGATGTTGAAGCCGCTCGTCTGCGGGTCCATCCAGGTCGTGACTCGGTTCTCCCACTTGTGTGCGACCACAAGAGAGTGAGAGTCGCCTTCGATGTCACCCGGAGCTGCTGAAACCATCCAGAACGTCGGGCTCGTGAAGTACCGGACCACCATGAGTTTGACGGTTTCGTGTTCCACGTTGATCGTGTTCTGGTTGCTGTACGGCTGGTACGGGCTACCGAGGATTTCCTCGGCCGTCTTGGCGAGCTGCGGGCCGACCAAGAGGTATACCGGCGTACGGCGGGACGGGAGTCCACGGTCCGAGAGCAGGGTCTCGAAGAGGATGTACGCTTGCTGGAGGGCTTCCGGCGTGAGCTGCGTCGCACCCAAGGAGTTCGAGAACGTCTGCCCAATCGAGCTGACCACACCCGTCGGGGTGGCAATCGGCGCGAGCGGGTGGGCCGTCGAGAACAACGGCTGCCCATCCGAACCGAGGACGTTGGAGTTGAAGCCAAGGTTAACCGTGTTCCAGAAGATCAGGTCCTTGGTTTGCTGTTCCGAATCCGCCAACATCGCGGGCAGTTTGCCCATGAGATTGATCGGGTCCTCAAGCTGCGCCTCTTCCGTCACCGTCGCGGCGAGCGCGTAGGTGAAGTAGTTCAGCGTGTAGGGGATCAACTCGTACGGCTGGTCGAACGTCGGGGCCGAACCCTCGGTCTTGAACCGGAGGGTCGTGAGTTCCGCGATCGGCAGGAACGATGCGAAGGAACGCTTCGGATCGGTCGTGATGATGTTGAAGAACTTCGTGTAGAGCGGCGGTACCTTTTGGGCGCGGTTCGTGAAGGCCTTTTCAAGGACCTTCGACGCCGCTTGGATGGAGGTACGGGTGTTGATTAACGCCATGTTATGCCACCGCCGTTGACAGGAAGTTAATCAGGACACGTTTACCGTAGTCCCCTACCTGTCCGAGGGTTCGGAAATCTCCGTCGGAACTTTGCACGATGGTCGCAACCTTGTTGGACTGCGTGGGGTCCGCCGTGAAGAAACCGGTCGTAGCGTCGAGCGTGAGCCCAACCTGCGTACCGATGAGCATGGGCGACCAGGCGCCTGCCGCGACGTTTAGACTAATCTCCACGGGGAGATACGGGAAGAGTTTCACAACGTAACCGAGGTAGGTTTCTGCTGGCGTCAGCGGAGGCGCGGAGTTCGTAGCGCCAAAGAGCGAGTGTTCGTTCACCTGGAACGAGCCACCAGGCCCGCTATAGAACGTGGCCAGGGACGAGTTGACGGCGAGGCCGTAAATCGTTGCGACGTTGGTCGCCGCTTGGTTGATACCGGCGTTGTTCGTCAGCGGGTTCGGGACCGTGGTCGCCGTGCCGAGCGTGACGATCGCGCCGTTCTGCTTGACCTCGGTCGCCGGATAGAGCCCGACATAGTAGTTGTAGGAGGTGGCCCCGGTCGGAGCGCCAGCCGCAGCCACGTTAACCGTGGGCATGTTACCCGGCAGGACGTTCGCGATGAACTCCTGCGAGGGGCCGGACTCAGCGCCGGTGGCCGCATAGGTCACGACGATGTAGTATGTGCCGCCCGGAGCGTTAGCTACGGTGGCCGAGCCGATGGTCACTGCCGAAGCGAGGGGACCGGCAACGCCAGCGAGGGCGCCCGTGCCCCCGCCCGTTCCCGGAGGGACGACAATGGTGCCCGTGGTCGTGTAGGTCATAAACGAACCCCGACGCCATGCGGAGTTCTGAAGGGGGATATAGGCGACCTGGGGGAAGCTCGTATAATCCCCGCCGCTGGCGAGGAACGGCTCGTAGTAAGAAAGGGTTGCCACTTAGGCGAGGATAAGCATTGACCCCATAATACAAGGAAGGACCTGCAGAGTCAACTGCAGGTCCTGCTTTGCCGCGCCCGCCCCGCCATGCTTGTACGGGATAGGGGAGCAAACCTATTTAGAGGTGGCTTCCGCCTTGCCCCTATACTTGCCGCCGGTCGTCGAGTCCACGTTCGCCGCGAAGCTCTCCTGCTGCTGGGCGATCCGGGCGATGGCCCAGTCCTCCGGCGCCTGGTAAATCTTCTTGACCCACTTCGGGGCCATCTCAAAGAGCGTCAGGGACTCCCACGTAACGAACCGGCCGGTCGCGGTAACGTCCTCGACGTACTCTGCCATAGGGTTCTGGGAGTCGATCTCCTCGGGTTCCACGGGGCGTAGGATGCCCGAACGAACCCAAGCAGCCGTCTGCCGGTCGTTGCGCTTCTTCCACACGTACTTGTGGCCCGGTCGGGGTTCGCGCAGGATTGAAGTCGGATCACCGAGCATGACCGTAGCGTCCATACCAGTGTAAGACATGCCGATGTAGGGAGTCGCAGAGATGCGGGCTCCGTTCGGAAGGGATACCTTGGGGCCTGGAGTGTTGCGGCTTGCGTGTTCTTGGAGCAGGGCTTCACGTACGGCCTCTCCTTCGTTACTGGGTTTGGGAGTTGCCATTAGTGCTTACCTTTGCTGACTGAAGGGTGGAGGGAGAAATGGTGACATAGGGATTTTGCCGGGGTGGCTGGGGGCTAACATATGGAACGACCCATATGGGTTGGTACGGCGCGGCGTTGCGTCGGCCACAGTGTTCGCAGTATCCGCAAGAGGGGCAAGCCATTACGAGTTCTCCTCTTCAATCTCGCGTTCGCTGTTGTCGATGTCTTCTTTGCTCAGAAGCCCCTGGTCGATTAGGCGCTGCGTCAGAGCTGCGACACCGGGGTCACGCTCGAAAGCTGTTTGCTTCTTTTGCGGGGCGCTGCCGCCACCGCCACCCGAGCCTCCGCCAAGGTTCTGAGGACTCTGCTTGCCCTCCGCAGCCTTACGAAATACAGCGGCACTCGCCGACTGCCAGCGTAGCTCCAAAGCACGGCGGCGTTCCCCTTCTGCCATAGACAGAAGCGTCTGCTTGTTGATGTCACGGAGTTCCTTTTCAAAGTGGGGGACGATCTGTTTGTAGAGCGGGTCCGAGGACTTACCGTTCTTGAACGTCTCGATGAACAGCTCGGCGGTCGTCGTCATGTACGGCGTCGCCTCCTGGCCAAGGCGGGCCAGGCCGTTGTTGACGGCTTGCTGGGCGACGGCTGCCATGAACTCTGCTGGGTTCGAGAGAGCGCGAGCGTTCAGCTCGCGAATCTCTTCCGGCGTGAGCTGGCGGTTCTGCTCTTGCGTCGGGCGCTGTGGAGGAGCTTGCGTCTCCCCACGAAGCGCCGCCTGGAGCGCGTAGATTTTTTCCGGGTTAGCGTCGAGCGCCTCGCGGATAGACTCCAGCGGCTGGAACTGTGAGGCCAGGGCGCGGAGTCGGGTGAGTTCCTCGTCGCGAGGATCGACTTGAGTTTCTTGGGTTTCGGTTTCTTCTGGCATGGTGTTCCTTAGTTGAACAGAGCTTGGAGTTCTAGGGGCACGTCGAGTGCCGCGAAGGCGTAGAGGTCGTTGAACATTTGCTTGAGTGTGCGGAGAGCCTGGATGTCGGCCTCCACATTCGAGCTGCCGCCCGTGAGGATGCGCTCTCGAACTTTCTTGATCGAGCGGGACATCTCAGAGGCAGCGACAACCCAGCCCTGCGAGTCGAGGACTTCTATGAGGGCTTCGAGGTTGTCTTGGTTATTAGTGGGCCGCCGGGGCATGGTGCCCTCCTTGTGGTGCGCCTGGTGTGGGTGGGGACTTGATGTTCTGGCCGGTCTGCATCTCGTGCTGCAGGATGGCGTCGTGTTCTTGCTGCGCCTTCTGGCCCTGCTGCATCATGCTTTCCTGGCGCTTCTTGGCTTCGTCTTCCGTGCCGATCATCTGCGCGACGTCGGGGCGGTTGAAGGACTCCAGCATCATACGCACGACGTTGTAGCTCTTGAGCTGGTCCTGCTGGATGAAGGGAATCCCCATCAGCAACTGGAATAAGCCCATGTTCTCCTGGCGTCTCGAACTTACGTCGAGCGGGTCGGAGGAGCCAGCGATGTCGAGCTGGTAATCTTTGGCCAGGACTTCGCGGGGGAGCGTGTACTTGTTGCCCTCTGCCGAGAACTCCGGGTCGTCACTGATGTATTGGAGTTTGAGCTTATGAACGAAGTTAAATATGGCACGACAGACTATACGAAGTCGCAGGGCGACTGTATCGTTTCGCGTTGTAGTCGAGGCCATCTGAGTCTTAGTCTCGGTCGCGGTGCGTCGGCCCGAGCTTTGGGCCCCCATTGCCGGTGCAGAGGCGCCCGTGAGCTTGTCTACATAGGAGTTCAGGAGGGTCTCATTCTGAAAGCTGGCAAGTGGAACTTGGGGAAACTCCATCCACTTGACGGACTTCTGGGTGTCGGTAACCTGCCAACGGACCCCCGGCCCCCACTGCTGCTCCTGATCGTCAAGGTTGTCTCCTTGCTGGTAAAGGAGTGGCGGACTCAGCATCAGGTCAATTAGGTTGTTCCGGGCGTTGTACATCGCATTGACCTCGGCCTGGATAGGAGCGAGGCGCTCGCACATCGAATAGCCGTAGAACCGGTCAGGCCGGGGATACGGGCTGAAGGCGAAGAACGGACGCGACGGGACGATGTACTCGTAGTCCGTGAAGCCCAGCATCATCTGGGAAAGCTCGTGTAGGTAGAAGATGTTCTCCTCTACCGCACCATCTAAGTTGAGGTCATACTGGCGCGTATGGATACGCCAAACTTTAATCGGCCCTCGGTTCGCAAAGTACTTCGAGGTCTGAGCGCCCTGCGCGAGGCCTGGAACGAGCTGCGCCCCGATCTGCTTATCTTCGCTACCCTGCCGATCAGAGGCGATGTCGGATGTGCCAAGCGGCACATACGAGAGAGCGTATTCTACCCAGTACGGGTCGAGAATACCGTCGGGGTTCTTGCTCGATTTGCACATGGCCATGAGGTCAGACTCATAGAGCCAAAGAGCCCGAGCGACGCCTACCGCCTGTTCAACGCTGGTGGCTTCCGCCGGAATTAAAAGAAAGTCTTTAAGGAGTAAGGGTTGAAGTTCACAGTCATCGTAGTCAACGGTCTCGACCTCGTCAATCTTGCGGGTCATCTTCGGTTTGCCCGTTGTCATATCGAGGACCGGGACCCCCTCGTTCTCTTCCGGGACAAACGTAACGACCTTACGTTTCGTGAGAGTTTTACGCCAGAGTACCTCCATTATGGAAGTCCCGTCCCGAAAAGCCAGATGAAGCCAGGACATGTACTGATCGTACCAGGTAGTGTGGCCGCGCTGCCGGACAAGCTCGGCGTTGTAGTACCGCTCTACGTCGTGCGCGGTATTCGTCGCGTCTGGGGTATTCCCGGTGACAATATAAAAGCGTGGGACAAAGACTTTCCCAGTTATGTAAGCCACCGCCGTATCGAGCTGCGCGGGAATTACCGGGATAAAGACGTTGCTCGCATCGACCCAGGGCCAATCTGTCTGGTCTACCCGCATTTCGTAGAGGTCGGTCCAGTCTTTAAGGTTCTGTTCAAGCGCGTTGCGCTCGCTCAGTGATGCGTTAATAGACTGGTACAGGTCATTACTGAGCATGTGCCAGTCGTTGCGGTCGAGCGTGACGTTGCCCGACGTATAGGAGATCGGGGCGTCTTGCGGGGCGTTGGTTGTGGTCGAGTCGAGTTTCTTGGCCATGAGGCCTTTGGGGGCCTCTAGTTCTTAGACTTGGAGTTGCCCGTCGAAGCCTTCGTGAAAGGACCTCGCGAGCCGTGGTCGTGACCCTTGGCGTCATGCATCATGACGTTGGGATCGACGTGACCTTCGACCTTGGCACCGGACTTCGAGCCCTTGCCGCCGATATGTTTGAAGTGCATCTGCGTACCGTCTCCGGCTTTCTTGCCGTGGGAGAGGTCGCTGAACGAGTAGCCGTGCCCAGACTTCTTAGCCATTACTGGTTCATCAGTTCCTGGAGCTTGGTGCCGACCTTGCCGCCGTCAGCCGACGTCTTGATCGGGTGGTCGTAGCCCTCACCCTGCATCATCTGCCGGGAGAGGCCGTGCGGGGGAGCGCCCTGGGAGTACCCGCCACCCTGGCACATGGCTTCCGCAAGGGTGCCGTGCTTGGGCATGTGAACCGAGCCGTGGTTCTTCTGGGTAAAGGTAGCCTTCATCCCGCCTATAGTACCTTAAAGGCGCAAGGGTGTCGAGCCCCTGGCCGTGCGGACCCCTCTCACCTTGGCTCTGGGACCGGAGTCCACGATGATCCCGGTCTCCGGCGCCCAGGAGTCCCGCTCCTCCTGCCACTCCTGGCGGTCGAGGAGGTCGGTCTCTATCCTGAACTGGCAGGGCCGGACGACGACCCGCTGCATGGCGAGGGCGTCGATTACGTCGTCGTGGTCAAGTGCGCCATATCCGTCCAGTTGAGTAAGTAGGTCACGGAAAGGGGACCCTTGGTGGAGAAATACCTTCTCCTCACGGAAGAGTGGCTCAAGTGACTCAATGCGCGCGCCCTTCCCTCGCAGACCTTTAGGTTCCTGTTGGAGCGCGGAATAAGAAACGATTTTGCTGGGGACGTCCAGGTCCTTAAGGCCCGTCTGTAGGCGGGCGACGAGGGTGGGGTCTGCCATGCCCGTCTCGATAGAGATAGCAGCAGGATAGAAGACACGAGCAAGGTCGATGAGATGCCGCGCAGCGTCACTAGGAATCCTTTTAATAGCCTCGGCCCACAGCACATACCATGTTCCGTTGGCGTCACAGCCGACCACTGTGATGCCGGTGAAGTCTGAATCGGGGCCCACGGTCGGGGCCGGGTCAACGGTCATCGTGACGTAGAGGGGGACGTACCGCCCGTCGTTCATCTCGATGTGGGTGCCGGGGTTCCGGTAGAAGGTCCCCTCGAACCAGTGGATGTGGTGGCGGGGGAACAGCTTCGTGCCCAGCTCGTACGGGCTGTTGTAGTACCACGAGCTGAACAGCATCATCTGCTGGCGCAGCGAGCGGCGTTGCTGCTCTATGAACTCCGGGCTTAGGACGTCTGGGAAGAACCAGACTCCGTCATTCTCCACAGCTCTAACGTAGGACGTCCACTCGCGAACGCCTTCCGCTTCGTATAGCTCATCATCTGTAGCCAGTGTATTACCGTATATATCATTCGCCGCCCACCGGGTACCGGACAGTACCACGCTTCCCCAGGGCTCCAGTACTGGATACACGGAAAAGAGAAGTTCTCTAGATCGGGCCGTAGTTTTCTCAGAGCGGTAATTGGCATCGGTTACAAGGTCGTCGAGAATGACGAGGTCTGGGTGAGACCCTGTGAGGGTCCGACCGAGGCCGGTCGTTCCGATGGTTGGCTCGGTGAGGTTGGCGTTAGGCCGGGCGAGGACGATTTGGTCTTCGGCCCAGATGGTTGCTGTATCCCCCAGTCGGCCCCAAAGTCGAACGATAGTTGGGTTGTTTCCAAGGACATCCTTTACTGCTCGTAGCACGGCGCGGGCGTCGTCATCATTCGCTCGGCCGTATACGATACGAATGTTGGGGTACTTCAATATGCAGTACACCATGAACGCTTTGATGAGGCTGGTCTTGTAGCTTCCTCGCGGAGCGAGGTAAATCTTCTTCTTCTGGCGGCGCGTGGTGAAGTCGGGGAGGCAGGAATCCAGCTCGTCCGCCATCTCGTCGTGGGGCTGGTCTCGATACTTGTCGAGCATCCCC